TATCGGCGGCCGAGGATGTCGTTGAGGGAAGGCGGCCCACCAACGCCCCCGGTAGGGGCACGGGCGCTTTGCTGGTCCGCAAGCGAGTTCGGAAGGTCGGGTTGAGGAGCCGCAGGAGCCTTCAATTCGGCTTCCACCTCCGCACGGATTTGGGCGCGAAGGGTGGCCAGGTCCGGCAACGAGCCGAGGGTCTGAACCTGTTGGGCGTTGTTGGCGTAGGTGTAGGCGAACTCTGCGGCGTTGGGCGCTGCGGCGACGGCATGGAGCAGGGCTTGATTGCCCTTGGCCATGTTGACGAACGCGGCAACCTTCTCGTCGTAGTCGGCGTACTTTGAGCGCGCCATGTCCTCCTGGACGTCACGCTTCATCGCCAGCAGCTCCCGCGCGAGGACGGGTTCCATTTGCTGTCGCTGAAGGTCGACCGCGTGCTGGATCAGACCGCGAGCAAACCCGTCCTCGTCCTCGTAGATCGAGGGGATAAGTGCGGGCCCTTGGTCTTGCGGCCGCACCGGCTGTTGTTGTTGGCCCTGAAGGGCCGCAACGAGCTGGGCAACCTGATCCTCGGCGGCTTGACGCCTACGCCGTTCCTCAACGAGAGCGGCTTCTGGAATGACCTGTTTGCCTTCAGCCGCAGGCGGCGCGGCTCCCGGCGCGGCGGCGGCGTCTGCGGGTGCAGCGGCAGCGGCGGCGGCAGGTTGGTTTTCGCCCTTTGGCGCGAAGCGGCCCGCGTCATCGCGGGGTTGTGCGGCGAGATCGGGGTCGGGGGCGAGGGTCGGTGACGTAACCGGGCCATCCCCATTATCCACGGGCTCTTCCACGGGCTCCGGCCCGTTCAAGACATCGTTCAGTTCCATGTGAATCAGCTCTCTGTTCGCCCGAAGCGGCGGCGATCCCGAAACGCCCGATACGGCGGCGACCCTTCGCCCTTAACGGTGGCGGCCCGAGCTGGCGTTTTGCGACGGCCAGCCATAGTCGATGACGCCCGTTGACCCCGGCGACGGGTTACTGGCCTAACCAGCCGCGTAGGCGGGTGGTTGGGCGTAAAACTGTTCCTGCCGCTGTTGCTGAAGGGTTGCGGCGGCAAGCTGGGAGCGCAGGTTTTCGGATTCGGCGCGCGCGGAGGCGAGTTCGCCTTCCGCTTCCGTCTTCTTGACGTTTGCGACCCCGATGGCCTGTTGAAGCTGTTGCTGAGGGTTCGGCTGTTGCGGCTGCTGCGCTGACGCTTCCAGCATCTTCAGGAGCTTGGGCTTGTCACGCAGCGTGGACGCCTGGATCAGCACCGGCGGCGGGATCGGAACGCCGCTCTGGGCGAGCTGGGCGAGCGTCTGGAACTGCTCATACTGCAGTGTCGGCGTCTCGTTTTGCTCGTCGATGTCGATGTCAACGTCCAACTCAGCGACCACGTTGGCCCGCCCCTGCATCGACGGATCGGCTTTGACCTGGAGCGCATATTGCTGCGCGGTCGCGGCGTCGATCTCACCGGCCTTGAGCGCGGCCTTGATCTTCTGCGCCGCGAGGTCGGCCTTGGTGACGTTGATACCGGCGAAGCGCACGTTGTTTTCGTCATCGGTCAGGCGCAGCCAGCGCTCTTCTGTCCAGAACTGACGGATGCGGTTCCAGGCCGCCCGATACAGGCGGATCGAGAAGTGGCGCAGGTTGTCCAGCAGCGGCGTCATTTCGACCATGCCGCCTTGCTGAAGGGCGAGGATGGCGCGGCCGGATTGATCGGCGCTTTGGCTGCGGCCCTGCATCGTCGCCGTCGGCCCCGTGGCGTCCAGCTCGGCCAGAGCGTCACGCATGAGGTTCAGGTGCCCGGCCACTTCGTTGCCGTTCCCAAGCACCTCGAAGTCGCCGGTGTCGGCGATGACAACCCCGTCCGGCCGGGCCAGCTCGCGGCGAATCTCTTCCTTGTTGAGCGCACCGGCCGCAATCCGCGCCTGGCGGCTGTTCAGGAGGTGCAGCGCCTTGGAGCCGCGCTTGTTCACCTCGTCCTGCGTCGAGATCATGTCGCGCACGACGCCGTAACGGTCGTTGTCCCGGTCGACGTAAGCCGACTGGAGGATCATGGCGTTTTCGGGCTGGCCGTTCTCGTCCAGATAGGGCGATGGCGCCGGGTCGGTCAGGTGGCCGGCTAGCGTGAACTCGCAGCGCATCCACTGGCCGTCGCGCTTGTAATACATGGTGACGACGCGGATGCGCTTGCGGGTCGGATCAGCCCATGACTTCCAGCGCGGCTTGTCGTCGTAGGTTTCACTTCCCGTGCCGCTGGACATCGGACGGGCCATCGTGTCGTCGATGACCTTTTCCTTGCCCGCCCATTCGGGCCGAGCCTTGGCGTCCTCGGCATCCATCCAGGTGATGAAGCCCATATAGCGGGCGTCGGAGAAGTCGTGGGCGGCTGAGTTGGGGTCGTAGAAGATGCGGTCCCACGGCAGGTAGGTCAGCTTGGGATCGATGGCGCCGCGCGCGTTCTTCGCGGCCCCGCACTCGACCCCGCCGAAGCCTTCGACCAGCATGTTCTCGAAGACCGAGGAGCGCTTGACGTCCAGGTTCTGGTCGGCCTTCACGTAGCGCAGCGCATCGGTGCAAACGTCGGCGTCTTGCTCATCCTGCGGCGTGCGCGGGTATGCCTTGGGGTCGGTTCGCCCTTGGCGCTCCAGGCCGCGCAGATAGTCGATCTTGCGCTTGATCCGGTTCTTGACGACCTCGGGCTGCTTGCGCTGCTTGAGGACGCGCTTTTCAGCCTCCGAGAGTTGGCGGCCGTCGTAGTAGTCCCGCGCCTGTTCCGACTCCGCGCGTGCGGGCGCGGAAGCCTGTTCCGAGGCTTCGTACCACTTCACCAGGAGGTTCAGGCCGTCTTCCAATTGTCGCCCTCGCTCTCGTCTCGCGGCCAGTAGCCATCGCGCTTCACCGCCTCTTCGGGCGGCGTTTCGCGCTCGGGAGCGCGGCGCACCTCTTCCAGGGCGTAGCGCAGGGCGTCGATGGTGTTGTTGTCGCGATCTTCCATGATCGGCAGGATGTCGCCGGTCTTGTCGTCGGTCTTGTAGGAGTGCCGCTTCAGCTCGCCGGCCACCGTCGGGCAGCGCGTGTGCACGACGATCTCGAATGACTGGAGGAACTTGACCCCATCCTCGATAGAGCCCGGACCCTTGATCGCGGGCTTCACCCGGAAGCCCTTGCGCTTCATGTAGGAGACGGTTTCGGGCCGCGCGCTGTCAGCCCGGATCGGCCACTTGTAGGCGCCGGGCACGCCCGCCGCGCCGCGTGGGTTCTCCCAATGCGGCAGGCCGTCACGGTTATCCTTGGCGTTGGGGCAGTCGCCCGCGAACAGCGCCGGTGTCTCGTCGATCTCGCAGCCGACTTCCGCCGCCTCGTAGTCGACGAACAGTTGGCGGCCCCGGATGAAGCACCTCACCAGGACCGTCGGGTCGGTGGCAAAGCCCCAGTCAGCCCCGAACCGCAGCACCGCGTCATCGGGCGTATCGAACTCGGCGATGCGCCAGTTGGTGAACACCAGGGATTCGGTGTTCTTGATCTTCCAGTTGCCGTGCAGCAGCCGCTCACGCTCGACCGTGCCGAGCGCCATGAGGTTGCCGAGATAGTCGGGGTTCGCCTCAGTCAGCGCCGTGTTGTCGGTCAGCTTGGCCGGAACGAAGGTCAGGGACTTAGGCGGGATAGGCTCGCCACTTGGATCCCGGTATTGCGCCAAATCCTCGCGGCGGTCGGCCCAGATCAGCGTCTCGTTGACCCGCACGAACCAGCGCAGCACGCCAGCGCGCTCGGGGATCGGCAGACCCGTGGCCGGGTCAATCCACCACGATATGAGATCGGCGACCCAGCTATCCGCGTCCGGGTTGCAGGTCGCCCGGATGTAGGGACGGACGCCACAGGTGGAGCGGTTACGGCCGAGGAGATACCAGAACTGTTTCTGACTGAAGTGCGTCAGCTCGTCGAGGCAGATCAGCGGGATTTGCGAGCCCTGCCAATTCAGGACCGTCTTGTCGTATTCGAGGTGCGCGAAGCTGACCGCCGCGCCGCTCGGAAACCTGTAGTCAAGAACGTGTTCGCGCGGTTCAGCGCCCAGCAGCGGGTAGAGCTTGGCGCTTTCGTCCCACAGGCCGCCTTCGTTGCGGACCTGGACGGTTGTTCGGCGGAAGAACACGGCACCGAACTGGGGGTTGGCGACGTGGCGCAGCGGCTCCATGAGGAGCGCCCAGGTCTTACCGCCCCCAGCCGCGCCGCCGTATATGGCGATGTCGGCCGGCGAGGCGAGGAACTGCGTTTGAGGACCAGGCTGCGGCCCGATCCTGTTGCTATCGTCCATTGTCCGGCAGGGCGAAGATGGTCACGGCCGCCGTCGGCAGCGGCGCCCCATTCTTGCCCGTGTGTTCCAGCTTGTCGGAGAAGCCGCCGGTATGCTTGGCCAGCAGTCCCAGCGCGCCGTTCGCGCCCGAGGCGTTGAAGGTGTAGGCGCGGGCCATCACGCCGTCTTCGGTTTCCGTCTCGACCGGCTCGCCGTTGCGGTAGGTCACGGGCTCCGCCTGGAGGCACCGCTCGACCACCGTCCGCAGCTTCTCGACCACGTAGTCTTGATCGACCTTCGTTCGCGCCGCGCGGGCGGAGAAGGCGGCGGCGATGGCCTCCTGAATGTCGTCGCGGGCGAGCAGATCGCACGCCGTCTGGCGTGCCCGGCTTTCGCTGTATCCGGCCCGGATCGCGGCAGCGGTCCCGTTCAGGTCGACCAGGTATTCATCGACGAAGGTTTGATGCTTGGGCGTCAACTCGCCCATAGGAGCCTCCGATGTCTTGGTTTAGAGCCCGGACGCGCAAGCCGCTCTGTTGAGGGTGTACGCGGATGGCGTCGGCTGGGCCGGGCTCTAAGGCGGGGCTCGATCATTGCGCCAGCGTCGGCAACATGATCGGCCGGTGATGGAGCCGGGCGCTTGTTAGGCAGGCCCGGCAGGCCGCGCGGCGGGCGCAGGCGGCGACCGCTTCACGAAGGAGAGGCGGCGCCCGCAGCCGGGGAGGGAGAGGCCCCGGACTAGCGGATCGGTGATGTTTCCCGGACGGCCACCCTTCCCCCGCTCAATCAACCGGCTTTCGCCAGCCCCGCGCTCAGGAGTGCACGCCCGGTAAGCCGCCCGTTCGTCACGGGCGGGGCGCAGGTATGGCGGTTTCGACAGCCAGGTCCGGGCTCTGCCGCTGCAAGGAGTGCGCGGGATGACAGGAGACGCCCGCACGCCCGCCGACCGAGGCCGGGGGCGATTGGGACAAGCCCGATGCCGAGGCAGAGCGGGAACATCGAGAAAGGTTGGGATGGCGCCACGCTACGCCGAACGGGTGAAAACGACGGGGCTCAGCCCTCTTCGCTTCACCTGTGCCCGCTCGACCGAGCGGCTTCACCCCTAGAAGATATGATGGATTGCCGAGTACCGCAACAGTTTGCGTTGCGGACGCGACAGCGCACCGCATCTGGGATCACGCCGCGTCGGCCAGATGCTTGAGATCGACTTCGATAGGACCGCCGCCGATGACGCGGCCCAGGTCCATAAGCACCACCTTGGCGCGCTTCTCGCCGACCAGCCGCTCGAACTCGGCAAAGAACCCGGTGAACACCCCGCCAGCGATCTTGACCCGAGCGCCCTTAGAGTACCGGACCAGCTCATGCTCTTTGGTCAGATCGAAGTCGCCGCGCGCCTCCGCCATCCGCAGCGGCTCGATAGCCTCATAGGGGATGGCCGACGGTTGGCCGCAGATGCCGACGACGCTCTCGACCCCATCGACCGAACGCACACCGTAGAAGTCCGGCTTGTCGCCATCGAGCGCGACGAACAGGTAGCGCACCAGGAGCGGACGATAGACCCGCGTCTTGCGCCTTGCGTGGCGACACCACTTCGTCGCCGTCGGCAGATAGACCTCAAAGCCGCGCTCGACCAGGCCGCCGGCCGCTCGCCGCTCAGCCGCAACAGAAGTGTGGACCGCATACCAGCGCTTGCCCATGTGACGCCCTTTCATAACCCCGAGAACCCCGCCGGGCCGTTACGGCCGCCCGGCTCGCCGTCGTGTCATGTGCCGAAGTTGGCGGCTTGGAGGACGCGCACGAGCGACAGGCGGACCTCAACGACGCCGCATTCATCGACGCATTTACGGCTCTCGCGTAGCGTCGCCTCGCTCGGATAAACCCGCGCGCCGTCGTGGGCGCCGCGCACGTCCTCCTCGAAGTCCGTCTTGCACATGAAGCCGGTCGTTTCGTTGCTCATGCCGCCGCCCTTTCGTGCGGCTCGATTACAGCCCGCACCTGTTCCATGCCCGTCTCCGTGACCCGATAGCCGAGGCCAAAGCTGTTCTTGACTACATCGCGGCCCATCGCCCGGCGCAGATGGCAGACCCAGACCGACACCAGGCTTACGTCGCGGTCAGAACCGGAAACGGGCGGGATGGCGTCAAGAAGCTGGTAGGTCGTGCGGAGCGCGCCCTTGGCCGCATACAGGGCCAGCAGGAGCCGTGCGCTTCCAGGCGACAGCCCATAGGCCGCCCGCAGCCGGTCAACCTTCTCGCGATCCTCGACAAGACCCAGCTCAGCCTTGAGGTAGGCGACCTCCTCTTGAAGCTCGGCGATGCGCTCAGCGTCGGTCACAGCAGCAACCCCGCGACGACCAGCGCCACCGCCGCCACCAGGGCCAGCGCCCAAAACGGCCAGATCGGCGGTAGGGGGTCGTTAGTGCCGATATCCTCGAACGACGAGAGCAGAACGCCCGCTCCAAGCTCGGCTTGATCCGAGTGCGCGTCGACGTGCGCGATCCGACGATCAAGGCAGTCGCGCCCACAGTCGTGATACTCAAGCCCCTCTCTGCGCGGCGGGCGCAGGTTCGCCATTAAAATCACGCGACAATCTCCCGCCGCCGACCCCTGTTACGTTCTGTTACGAAAGTCGACAGCGGGGGGAAAATGGTAACGGCGATCCGTCCTATATCCCCCTCTATAGAGCCCCTTACTATTTTCACTATTTTACTACTTACTCCACAACACCCTGAAATTGTTGGCAAAATCGGGCCGAGTAAATGGTAAAGGCCACTTGTCATTTTCCACCATTTACTCAGGCGTGGAGACCGCTTCGCATCGAAAAGCGATATGCCGGCCGACGCAGCGGGGGGGTAAGTGGTAAAAGTAGTAACGGCCTTCGCCAGTTGCTTCGCCATTTACCCGCCCGCCTTCAAGATGATGAAGTCGGTCGGTTTTGACGCCCCGTCGGTCGTGACACGCACGACCTCGATTTGGTCGGTGTCCTGTAGGCTCACCAGGATGCCTTGCAGAGCGCGGGCGTCGTATTTGTATCGAACTCGTCGGTAGAGATCGGTCTTGGTTATCCGACCGCCCTTGGCCTTCTTGATGTAGCGCAGCACCTCTTGCGTGCGGCCCTGGTGTTCGCTCTCGACCATGTAGGCCGTGGCGTCCGCCATCATGCGCTCGCCTGACCACAGGGCCAGCTCGCAGCCCCAGGCGATGTCTTCGAGATTCACCGAGGCCCCGGCGCAGTTGGCCTTCGCCGCCGCCCGCCCGATAGCCCGGATCGTCGCCAGCCTGACCGCCATTTCAGGCGTGCGGCTCAGGAGCTTCAGATCTTCGCCACGGTCTGAAATCGACTTTCGGAAGGCGAGGTAGTGCAGGCGAGCATCGGCGTTGGCCCAGTCCAGCCGCACGTCAGCCTGCCAGCCCTCAGCCATGCGCGGTTTGGCCGCGTAGCCCGTGGCCCCTACGTTCTGGAGCATCGCCAACATCGTCCCGTCGATGTTGTCTTCGTCCAGCTCCGGTTCGACCTCTTCCGGCTTGTTCTGCGTTGACAGGACGAGGAAGCGATTGAGGAACCCGTTGGCGATGTCCGCCGACTGGAGCGCGGCGTAAAACTCATCGTGGACGCTCATCCCGTAGATCGACAACGCCGGGGAGTGGATCGGCTTGAGCTTGTCGCGACTACCAGACTGCGCCCAAGCGGGCGGCTGGACCGTATCGAACGACGACCCCCAGAAGGACCGCAGCGCCCCGCTGATAGCCTTCTCGTAGCCGCTGGCGCCCTTTGGGCTGTTAATGCGCTGGAGGTAGCTCCCGAACTCATCCATGACGCAGAGCATTTGCGGCTGGGCCGACACGTACTGATAAACAGCGGGCTCCGACATGAATTGGCCAGGCCCAAGGAACTCTTGCATATCGGCTGCACGCAGGATGCGCTTGGCCATCTTCGCAGGGTGGTTCTTGCCCGCGCCCGTCGGCGCGAGGCCGAGGATATAGAGGTGCGTCCCGCTCTTTGTGGGCCCGGCGAACTTGCGGCCGGCGACCGTGCCCACCACCGCCAGCGCGGCCCCCATCGCGAGCATCGGCTGGGGAAAGAGCGACGTCTTGACGATCCACCGTGTCAGGTGGCCGACGAGGCCGGGCACATTGAGAAGATGCGCCGGCAACTCCTCTTCCTGCCCAGGCTCAGGCGGGGCGCTGACGTCCGTCGACATGGCGGCAAGCTCAGCCTCGGTCACAAGGCGCGGCGACACCGGCCGCGCCAACGGGATCACGTCGGCCACATGGCCGCTAATCGCTTCCGGGTCTGCGTAAACCGGCTCCGTCATAGGCGGACCTCGCGGGGGCTGGCGAAGCCGTTGCGCTTGCCGCTGGCGATGGTGGCCCGGACGGCGTGCCAGCCGTCTTCGTGGACCAGCCCGCAATCTGAAGCCGCGCGCTCAAGCGCGCTTTCGGCATGGCTTTCGGGGAGGACGTTGGCGGCGACCAGCGAGTAGAGATTGGCCGACGCCTGAAAGAGCTTGAGGTTGCGGCCGCTCGCTGGGCCCATACGGCCCAACTCACCACACTCCGCCTCGATCACGGCGACGACGTAGCGGGTGATCCGCTCAGTACTGTCCAACCGCAGAGGTTCGGCAGGCGGGCGCGAAGCCTGCGGCGGGTCGACGATCTTCTCCAGCCACTCCGGCAGTTGAGCGATCGGCATGGAGGTTGGATGCACCGTCCAGGCGTAGGCGCCGTCGGGCCGCACGGATGGCGGCAGGCAGACGCTTCCGCCGTCGGCGCGGATGTCAATGCCGTCATACTTGATCTTCGAGCCGTCGGGCTGTGTCACGCCGAGGTTGACGGCGTTGCGGATCACCCGGTCGGGCCCCTTGAAGAACCGATGCTGGCCGCCCGATGGCGTGGCCGACTGCCACGTCTTCGGTAAGGGCGCGTGCAGAGCTTCCAGCGCCGTCAGGCTTGCCAGCCCGTCCTTGCCGTCCTTGGTGTCCACATCGACCACCACCAGCCCGCCCGATAGCAGGCCACAGGCCAGCGCGACGTTGGCGCCGGGATGAGCGTCCCACCAGCTTTCCAGCAGATCGGGCATGTTGGTGGCGTCGCGGCACCCGTGCGCGAGGCCCAGAGCCTCATCCTTGATCGGCGTGCGACCGTTGGCGGCCACCGGGAACACCGACCACCCCAGGCGGGTAGCGTAGCCGACCGCCGCCTTGCCATTCGGGGTCATGCAGCCCTCGCCATGAAGCGGCCGAGGCCCATTTCCTTGATCGACGGGGTTTTGATGACGGCGAGCCGGGCGTGGCAGGGGCAATAGGGCGATCCGTCCTTCTGACGCTCGCCGCAGAACTCTTGATTAAGGCCGTCAGCTTCGCCCACTGGCCAGCGACAGTCGGTAAAACGGAGATCCATGAGCTTCATTCGCGTGCATCACGCTCGGAAGCGGCTATCTCCTCCAGGCGCGTGAGCGCCCAATCATGTAGCGAAACGCCAGCGCCCCTAAGTTGGGTGCCGATCCATGCCGCCCCTTTGAGCCCGGCGAGCGTCAAGAGACGCTGCAAGCTCGATAAAACCCCGACGTTTTTCATCCCAGTTTCGAGCTTCCAATTCTGATTTGACCCGCTGTTCTTCGATGTAGTCTTTGAGCGATTGTCCCGTTGCTTCGGTCATCGCCTCTGTAATTAAGTCCCACCCGTAGTGCTGGACGATCTTGGTCATCGACCGGGCGCTTAAGTGCCCGGCGAGGATGCTTTCGGCGCCCTTCACCGTGCAGTCGATGTCCGTGGCGATCCGCTTGGCCGTGTGAAACGGGTAGCGGTCCCGCAGCACGCGGCCGACCGCAGACCCGAAGTCCGGCCTGGATGAATGTTTAGGGTGCAGCCCCATGAAACCCGTCTCCGTCAGTGACATGAATGTCTCCGACACGAGGGACGGGGCCGACCGTGGAGGTGGACCACAGGGTTTGTGAGGCAATTGAGCGGGCGATCAGCGCAGGGGTGTGCAGGGTCGCGGCTCGGGAACGGCAAGACGACCGCTGGCAGGCGGTCGCGACGATTGAAAGCGGGGCGGCGGCAGACTTGCTCGCCGCCTTTTGCATGAATGTGGGGTTCGACCTGACGACGGCAGATCACAGGTGAATCGGGCGCGCGCGCAACCCCGCCGCCGAGAACGGCGGCGGCCGAAAAGCGGGAGGGCGCGAGAGCCACCATTTAGGCGGCCCGCTGATGGGAACGAGCCTTCTCCAACTCATTTAGACGCTGCGCCGCGCGCTCCAGAACACGCGTCGTCACATCGCGTCCGGCCTTCAGTCGCTCAATGCTGCGGCCAGACCCGAAGAGGATCGTGCTTAGGCGGGCCTCACTCATCCCGAATTCAGTGCAAAAGGTGCCGCAGCGGGTGAGCAAATGGGAAGGCGTCATTCCGGCAAGATGCTGTACCGATACCGCCCCGTCAAGAAAAATGCGTAATGGGTAACGCCTAGCGGGCCGGTATCGTTGTTGGTAGTAACGGAACGTGTCTGCGGAGGGGGCAATGGTCGAGGTACCTGAGAACGCATCGATACTGCAGAAGCGCATTGCCGAACGCCTGAACACCTTGGGCACGAACCCGCGCGCGGCTTCCGTCGCCGCCGGCCTAGGACCAGATGCTGTGCGAACGATCCTTGACGGTCGAAGCCGACAGCCTCGCGCAGATCGCCTCGCGGCTATCGCCAGCGTCCTCGCGTGCGACGTGAGATACCTCCTGGGCACCGTGAGCGAGCCGTGGTCGACAGAAAGCCAAGCCGCCGCCCAGCTAATCAAGGAGCGCGCCAAGATTGCGCGGGAGCCGCACCCCTCTCGCGTACTTCGACTGCGGCAATCGGTAGCTGTAGGCGTCTGGCGTCGCTCGGGCGATTACGTAGAGCGGCCCAGCGCCGAAGTGCTGCTGGTTAATCTCAAGAAGGCGGGGGCCGACGCCGATCAGTGGTTGGAGCGCATGACCGACACTTCCATGGAGGTGATCATCCCGAAGGGGTCTCTCGTCCATGTCGTGAGCGCGGACAATTGCGAAGATCACGTTTGGCGCTCGGGCCGCTGCGTTGTGGTCGAGCGCTGGGATGGCGAGTTTGTTGAACGCTCAATACGCCAGATTATCGACGGCGACCCCGGCGAGATGATCCTTGCCTCGCGGCCCGGCCAGCGCGGGTCGCCAGAAAGCTTCACCGAGCAGCCGGACACCAGCCAGCCCCGGCATACCCGGATCGTGGCTCTGTGTTTGGCGGTTTTCACCCAGCTGGTGGAGAACTACTTCGGTCCTTTTTACCCGGAAGATTTGTAACGCGTCATCGATACCGCCTATCTGCCAGCTTGACGCGTAATGGGTAACGCGTCATGGTGCCTTCATCCCAGATGGAGGCCATCATGGCTCACGCCGAAACCACCACCGCTCAACGCCCATCGGCAAAGAGCAAGACCCGCGACCGGATCATCGTTGAAGCCGCTGGCGACCCCGCCCTCGCGGCCCCGGCCTTGGCGGAGATTGCGCAATCGCGCCCCCGCCCGACCTACGTGAACAACCCAGCTTTGGTCGCCCTCGCAGACGCTCGCCGCGAAGCCGCGCTGGTGGCGGAGGACGGTGGCCCAGCCGAGGAGCGCGCCGACCAAGACTACCGCGCGCTCATCGCAGCTCCGGCGCGCACCCTTGACGACGTTATCGGCAAACTCGCCGCCTACATCGTCGAAAACGGCGGCGGCCGTATTGAGGTCAACGATCCCAGCCTTTTCGAAGGTCCGGATGGAATGGGCCTCCACAACATCGACGACCTTGGTCAGATCGGCCGCGACCTGATCGGGCTGGCAAGCCCCCCGCCAGCATCCGACGACTTCAACCGGCTGCGTGATGAGGTGCTGGAGCTGCACAACACGGATCGCGACTTACCCGATGCGGGGGTCGCAGCCGAGGCCGCCCTGCAAGAACAGTTCTTCAAGACGCCCGCCCCCAACGCGCGCGCCGTAGCGGACAAGCTGCGCCTCGGCCTCAATCTCGATGGCTATCTAACTGAAGTGGTCGAGTTCGCTGTCGCCGACCTGGAGCGGATTGCCGACGAAGGCGCCCGTGGGCGGATCGGTCGCGATCCGGAGGCCGAGGAGCTTGGGCGCCGCACAGACGCCGTGATCCCGCTTCTGGAGGCCGAGAAGGGCGGGCCGGGGTACGACGCCGAAGCACACGCCGAACTCGACGCGATCATCAAAGCCGCGTTCGCCAGCGAGGCCACGTCGCCCGCCATGCTGCGGGTCAAAGCCCGCCTCGCCGACTACTGGATCGCCCGCGTCATCCGCAACGTCGACATGGAGGATTTGTCCATGATCCTCGCCGCAGGCGTGGTGAAGGGCGTCCTCGCCACCCCGCTCGCGGCGGGTAGCGATCCGAAGTGGGAAGCCGCCCGCCAGCGGCTCATTGAGGCGCGAGACGCTTACGAAGCGCTGGTGGTGGAGCAATGCGCCGACGACGGATCAGACGCGGAATACACCAAGGCGTTACAGGCCAAGGCGGAAAGCGCCGTTGATGTGTGGTTTGACGCCCTTGCGGCCCTTGACGCCGCCCCGGCACCCGACCTCGCCGCGCTCGCCTTCAAGCTCCGCGAATCGCTCGCGCTGGCCAACGGCTCTGAAGCGGCGCTGTTCGACGATCCCGCCGAGTTCGCCGAGGCATACTGGGAGGCCTCCCAGCGGAACGGTCAGATCGGCTTTATCGTCTATCAGGACATCTTGCGGCTGATAGAGCCGGCCAGCCCCGTGATCGGCGTCGGCCCTTGGCGCGCTGTCGACTTCATCGACCAATACCGCAAGGCGCGAGGCGATCTCCGCTGGGTCATGACGCCGGATGGCGAATGCGGGCTGATCAATGCCTACCCCGAGGGTCACGCTGGCCACCCACTAACCCGCGAGCTGGCGGAAAGCCCGTGGAAACAGGCGGCGGTAGAGGCCCGGCTTCAATGGGAGGCCGAAAACAGTCCAATCGGCCCGCTCCGGGTTGATGTGATGCCGCCCGCCCATGCCGACGCCGTAGCCAACCCGAACCTGACCCTGCCCGGCTACGTGTCTTTTATCGACCTGCCGATCCAAGCCCACGCAGCGGAATAAGCCGGAGGCGGTCGCGCGATTGGACCCAAGCGACCGCCCCCTTCCATCATCCAATCCGGGAAGATCAAATGACACGTCCCACTTATCAGATCGCAGAGGATCGCCACACAGGCGCGATTAGTGTTCAGCGCGCCACTTACGCGCCTCTTGCCCCCGACATGCCAGCCTTTACCGGCTACGAGACGATTTACGCAGCCACCTCGCTCGCAGATGCGAACGGATGGCTTGATCGCGAGCTCGCTGGCGACAAGGTGGTTTGCACGTCACCGCCGCCGAGGCCGCTGAGATGGCCGCTCTGGCTCGACTTCACCAGTGCGGCCCTCGCCATCGCTTGGGCGCTGGTCCTCTTCGCCGTCGTTAACGCCTGCACGTCGGCGCTCGGCTTCAGCCAGTTCACGTCGGGTTTCGTGGCGAGTGTCGTGACCGCACTGCTAGGTGCGTTCTTGTGGGTCGCAATGAAGGCGCTAATGCCACGGGTACATCGCGCCCGCTGGACGGTCGCCCTGGCCGACGAGGCGCGGGCATGACCTTCGCCATAGCCCGCGACACCGCCGCCATGCTGGCCGTGATCGACTTCTGCATCTTCGTCGGCACGGTCGCCGGGGCGGTGACGCCGTGAACGCCCGCAGCCCCTCGCTGGAGGCCGTCGCGGTTCTCGTCATCGCCCTGGTGATCGCCGCCTACGTTGGCGCCCAAGGCGTTCGGCTGTTCCGCACCGGCGTCGCCAACTACGCCAGCACCCTCAACGCGGCGGAGCAACGCCCATGAGGGTCGAGTTCACCGAAACCGTCGACGAGCACATCGCGCGCACCACGGCGGAGCTGGAGGGAATGCGGCGGCAGGCCGAGCGCCTTTCATCTGGCGAGAAGGCAGACGTCGCCAGTCGTTACGAGGCGATGGCGATGGCCTACTGCCGACGCATCCCGTTCGCCCCTCCCGAAGCTCAGCTAACGCTTATGGAGGCCGTCGGCCGCTTTGCCGCCCGGTCCCGCCTTATGCGCCGGCCGCTCACCACGAGCGCGCGGGAGGAAGCGGCGTGAACCACGGGACCCCCAGATGCTCACTCTGTGGTGAGGGCCACGACCGCGTAAACCTTCTCATTGGCGGCCTGCACGGCTTCATTTGCGACGAGTGCGTTGACGGCAGCGCCGCGATTATACGCGCCCGGCGGCTCCCTCCCTCGCCCATGCTTGAACGCATGGCCTTGGCAATCTTGCGGCGCGCGGGCCTGGATGAAGAGTCCGTCGCCCTGATAAAGGCAGAGGCGGGACCGCACTGGAGCGGCGCCCTGGAAGACGCCCGCTCCATAGGGGCGGCGATGCGCTTCGATAACGCCGCCGATGCTGAGGCCGCCCGCTACGTCGCTCGGGAAGCCGGGAGAGACGCCGTTGCCTGTATCGCGATCCTCAATGTGTGGATTGACGCGCTAGGGCGCATCTATGACTGACCCGCTCGCCAGGGCGAGGAGCCGCCCCAGCCCCGACCAATGGGGCCAGGACGAGCCCATGACCTTGCGGGAGGCCGTCGCCGTGTTCTGGCCGGAAGGCCCGTTGAAGGTCGCCTCCTTGCGGGCCGAAATCCGCAAGGGCACACTCCCGGTTTCCACCGTCGCCGCCAAGCAATTCGTCACGCCCGCTGCTCTGTGGGCCATGTTCAGGCCAACGCCATGCCCAGACGCTCAAAAGGCCCTCGCCTCTACCTCCGACGCGGGCGCGAGGACCGCAGGACCGCCGACGTCTGGGTCATTCGAGACGGCGCGAGCGAATTTAGCACGGGCTGCGGCCCGGACAGCTTTGGAGAGGCTGAAAAGGCCCTCGGGGACTACATCACCCGCAAGTGGGCGGAAGGGGCCTCAGACCCCATCACAGAGGCCCAACGGCGAAGTGATCCGACCCGCGTTCTCGTCAGCGAGGTCGTAGCCTACTACGCCCAGCACAAGGCCCCGAAGGTGGCCGACCCGTTGTCGGCCAAGTACCGGCTCGAAGCCATCCTCGCGTTCTTTGGCGCCGACGACACATTGGCGGACGTGAAGCGCTCGACGTGCGAAGCCTACGTCGTTTGGCGCACCGCCCAGCCGGTCAAGAGCTACACGAAGAACGTCCCGCGTCTCGTCAGCGCCGAGGCCGCGCGCCGCGAGCTGGAGGATTTGAGTTCCGCTATCGGCTACTGGGATGGCGAATACCACCTCACCCACCGCCCCAAGGTTCACCTTCCAGAGAAGCAGGAGAGCCCGCGCGACGCGCTCACACGCTCGCAAGCCGCCGCGCTGCTCTGGGCGGCGCTGGGGTGGCGGAAGCAAGCCGACGGCCGCTGGAAGCGGCTCAGAGGCTCGGCAGCGGCCAACCGTCAGCACATGCGCCGGTTCATCCTCATCGGCCTCTACACCGGCACCCGGCCCGGCGTGATCCCGAAGCTGCTTTGGCATGAGAGCGCCACTCAGGCGTTCACGGACATGGACGATGGCGTGATCTACCGGCGCGGTCGATCAGAGAAGGACCACCGCACGAAACGCCGGCCAATGGTGCGGATGCCCGACAGGCTGTTGGCTCACATGGCGCGCTGGAAGCGCATGGACGACGCCTTCGCGGCGCGCGTCAATGAAAAGCGAGTGAAGGTCGCGGCTTCCACAAGAGCCGTAGCGGAACCCCCACTTTCCATTACCAGCGTCGTCCACCACGGCGGGAAACCGCTGCGGGGGAAGGTCAGAAGGAGTTTCGAGAGCTGTGTTCGCGACGCCGGATTGGATCCCCGAATTACGCCCCACTGGATGCGCCATACGTGCGCGACGTGGCTTATGGAGGCCGACGTTCCCCTCTGGGATGCGGCGGCTTACGCCGGGATGACCTCGGCGACGCTGGAGAAGTGTTACGGCCACCACCGGCCGAGCCATCAACGCAAGGCGCGCAACGCGCTTGGAAACAGGAGGGCAGGATGAGCGAAGAGACACCCAGGAAGGTCTATTGGGCCGGGCGGCAATGGTGCGTTACCGACTACGGCTTGGAGACGATCCGCGAGCATGAGTATTACGTCGAGGCGGCGCGGTTGGCCGACCGGACTGACGGCGACGATCCCGCCAAGCCGCCCCAGATCGAGACGATCCGGCACATCGCGGAAAAGAATTGGGTCGACATCGAAGACCTGTTCGCCGCCTACGTCATCGCCGCCCACGTTCACGGGGTCACGGTTCCCGAGGGCTCGCTTCTGCGGACCATGCGTCACGCCCGCGCCGCGCTATGGGAGGCGGAAACCTTCTCCCGTATGCGAGCCCAGGAGCGCGCGGCGGCTGGCAACGATAGCCGTTTCGACGTGGTGTCGTTTTCAGACATGGTGCGATTGGGCGACAGGTCCAGCGAAGCGCTCGCCGATCACCTCGCGGCCGGGGCTGACTTCCGGTTCATCGACGATCCGCAGCACGACCCCGCATACGTGGAGGCCAATCGGCTGAGCTAGGGCGCCCCCCAGTTTCCCCCCAGAAACGACGTGAATCAGCGTGAACAAACCGGGACGAACGGCCACCCTGAAGGGGCATTCCCAAGGGGGAGAGCGTAAGCGGACACCTCGTTGACATCGAGGGGGTCGCAAGTTCAATCCTTGCCGCGTCCACCATTTCCTTCGCTGAAAAGCCTAGCCTTTTCGGCAAACCGGCAAATTTGCCGGTCTGGCGCCCCCCGGTTATACCCCCAGAAACGCGCCAGTTCGCAGTCGCACAATGGCGACCGTCATGTTCGAAAACGGGCGTTTTCTATGCACGTTCGCCCCGACGTGATCGAAAAACGCCGCTTCGTATGCACGTCAGCTTGTCGATCACGAAACGGGATTCGGTGATCGACAACGGGCGTCTGACCGCGCGCCAGAACGCAAAAAGCCCCGGACCCTTGCGGGGCCGAGGCTTCCATTACCTTCCGCTAGCGAGCGTTAGGGCCGCTAGAACAGACCCAGCACCTTCCTTCGGGGTTGCAGCTTCGCCGCCGCTTCCGCGTTGCGCGCGTCGCAGCGACCTATGATGGAGATGAGATCGGAGGTTCGGCCGTTGGCTTGGTCAAGCCCGGCGGTCTGCGCGTCGAGCTTCGCGCCCAGCTCGCCGATGGTGGCGTTAAGGCCCAATATCCCCGCCCCCTCCACCGGCGTCTGATAGCTCGCCGGGACTTGATCCGAGCAGGCTTGCGCAACCAGGTTGATAGGCGTTTGCGGCGTACCGGCACAGGCCCCGATTGAGGTTGCCGACAAAAGCAGGATCGAGCCGAGCGTCAGCGCCCGGAGACTTGAGAATTGCGTCACGGTTTGCCTCCCGAATTTCGATGGTGGTGTGATCGCGCTGGCGCGCGGCGTCGATGATCGCCGCCACGTCGGCGGCGGTGAGCGCCTTGGCGTCGGCCACCGCCGCCTTGCCGGTGGCCACGGTGGCCGTCGTTGTCGCCGTCGCTACCTTGCGCTTGCCCAGCCCGAGCGGATCGGAAAGGAAGTGGACAACCACAAAGAGGCCGACCACCAAGAGGAGGGCCGCCAGCGCCCCGAGTGCGATGCGCGCCGGGCTCATGCCGCTAACCCCAGCGCATAGCCGCCAGCGCCATCCTTGGTGAGGATGTTCTGGCGCATACGGGGATCGAAAGAGACGTGAACCCACGTCCCCTCCTGAATGAGCTGGTCGAACTTCAGCCCGGCGTTGACGAGAGCGCGGCAGACGTCCAGCGGCGTCCCGAAGCCGGGACAGATGAAGTCGGCGGCATAGCCGAACATATGCGCCGAGGTCTTGGAGCCGCCCACCGCCTTGTTGACGGCGGGCGAGCGGTAGCCGCTGGAGATCAGGAGCGGCTTGCCGAGGATGCTGCGGACCCGCTCCAGGCCGGGCGCTGTGACGTCTTGAAGGCGCGCGACCACCTCCGGGGGCGGAGTGTTATCCAGTCCCTTGCGCGAGGCGGTTTGCGAAGTCGTGAACTCGCTGAGGTCGAAATGGGGCGTCAGCCTCATGGCGTTGTTCCATGCGGAAAAGGCCGGCGGACACCGGCGAATGACTATCGGTCAGGGCGAGGGTCTAGAAGCGGCGCCAGTGAACCCGGCCGTCCAGCCGCCCGTCGAAGGCGTCGGCCTTGGCGAAGAGGCGGGGCCAGTAGAGGGTAGCCAGCAGCGCCAGCAGGCCCGCCAGGAAGAGCAGATCGCCAGCGCCAGGAGGCAGGCGCAGGAAACGCTCTACGCCGCCCCACGCGAGGCCGCCAGCGATGCTCAGCAGCCCCGCCGACTGAAGTTGAGACATCGAAGCCCGGTCAAACAAGACCACCGCCACGATTGTCGCCACGATCACGATGGCGACGATAGCGCAGATCACGGCCAGCATCCTTAGCCTCCCTTGCCTATGGTCCACGGCCCCACCTGGAACTTCACCAGCGCCAAGGGGTCGCCTGCATAACGCGCGAGAGCTTGAGCAAGGCCCGAAACGGTGATGAATCCGAAGATGCCC